TCAGATGGAAGGTCTATAACTTCCGTAGGAAATTTGTGTTCTGACATTATAACTCCTTAGTGATTAATAACTATTAGAATTCAAGTATAGCGTAATCATACCTCAATGTTAAAGTAATTTCAACTGGTTCAGATGCAGCAAAATCTAAATCACCAAAAGTAGCATCTTGAATCCAAGTACCATATAGTGTCCATTTTTCAACGATATCACCAACTGGTCCTAATACTTGTAATGTAACATTTTTCTTATAAAAATCTTGATATCCATCACGGCCAGTAGCACTTTCATGATGAAGTCTTATCCATTCTATAACTTCAGCAGCCGCAGAAGGTACAATAGGATCATATAAAGTAATCTGCTGTGTTTGCCACTTGCCTTTACCCTTTACATATTTAGTAATATTCATATGTTCCAGTTCAACTTCATCAAAAGTAATCTGAGGTCTTTGAGCAGTTTTAATCACAAAAGCAGAAATACCACCTATTTCCATGATATACCGATTTTTTAATTTCGGTTCATATGGTGTGTAAAATATTTTATTCGATTCTAATAGTTCTGGCATTTGTTATCTCCAATAATAAATATTAATTCATCAAAAATTACTCAGGAAATGCAGCACCTGTTGGTTGAACTATGAAATCCAACACAATAAATTCAGCAGTTCTTGATGGTTGTAAGAATACCTGACCAACTAACATATTTCTATCAATTGTTTCTGGTGTATTATTTGAATCATCCATCACAACTCTATAAGCATTCAAACCAGAATTTGCTTGTACTTGATCTAAATAAGGATTAACTGTATTTAGAAATTGATTTCTCAAATCAGTTGTATTTTGTTCAAATACCAAGTTTCTTGAAGATTGTGCAACAAATTTCTTAATATTAATCAACAATCTTCGTACATTTACTCTATCAAGAGCACTGGCTTTCTTCTGAAGTGTTTTTTGTCCAAATACCGTTACACCTTGTCCTGGAAATGTTGCAATTGGATTTTGATTTGATTCATATAAATCATCACGATTCGTTTGAGTTAATTTTCTATATGCCTGAACCGCACTATCAATTCCACCTCTGTTTAATCCAGCAGGAGCAAACCATGGTTGTCCAACTACGTCATTAAAATGATAAACACCAGCCATCACAACTGAAGGCGGTACGTATCGATAAGTACCTAAAGTAGGATCTTGAATCTGTACCCACGGATAATATGAAGCAGCATAACTTGAATTACGAGCTTCAGCATTTGCCTTAGCAGAAGCTACTGTAGTTGTTTTTGCCGTATTATCTAACACTAAGAAACAATCACCACGATTTTCACATAAATCTATAGCATCACCAGCAATTGCATTATGTCCAGCTCCAGTTCTATCAATAATTCCAGGTATAAATAATAAATTAAAATCATACTCATCTTTATTTTTCAAAAGATTAAGTGCAGTTCTATATCCACCACCTACAGCACTTGTTTGAACAGGATAAGCAGACTTACCTGATGTAACTGCTGATATATCAACACCTTGACTATTTGCAGTAGAAATATTATCATAAAAAAGGAATGGATGTGCTGTTTCACTTCCAAAATCTCCAGGAGTTTGTCTTTGGTTAGTTGCTTTCATGAATTTACCTGCATTTATATCTTTACCATCACCAAAAGCTCCACCATAACTTCCACTTCCAAGAGCAGGAAAATAATCAGTAGCAGAAGATGAATATTCAGTATTTATATCACCATTTTCATCTAAATAATCAGGTGTTTTATTAGCATCAGGTAAATCACTAACTCTTACATAAGCTGATTTATTTGGATATTCTCCTACTGGCTGAATAAATGCTTGACTACTCTCTACTGTTATTGTATTTTTTTCATTACCAATTCTTTTTAAAATATAATCAGGACTCTTAGGATCAAAAGATAAATTAGAATGAGTTTCCAATATTTGTTTTCTTTTAAGAGTATCATTCCCTTGTCTTATTATCATTGAGAATGTTCCTTTTTTCAAATTTCTACTTGTTACTTCCCATCTAAAATTATTAACCGTACCGCCAAAACTACCTGTACCAAAATGGTTATTTCCAGCTGCAGCATGTGCTCTTGGTGGTAAAAGATTATCAGTTCCAAAACTTGAACCAGTTCCACAAAAATTATTAAATTCTGGTCCATCACCCAAGACCTCTAAAGTAAAAAATGGACTAGCAACAATAGAACTACTAGGAGTATTTGTTTTACTTATTGTTGCTGTAGCACGAGCCGCATCATAATCTGCAACTCTAACAACTGTTAAGGGACCACCTTGACCTAAGTATTCTTTTGCTGTATGGGAAGTTAAATATTGATATGTGTCTGACCCACTTCTAATTGTTTCACCAAATATACTGACATACTCACTATAAGAAGAAACTACGGTTGGAATTAAAACAGGTCCTCTAACAGTAGGACCAACAATAGCTGCACCGATGGGTCCTGCAGTTGCCGGTAAAAATGATTGGTCTATTTCATTTGTAAATACGCCCGGACTAACGATTTTTTCTGCCATCTGAAGTCTCCGAAAAAGATATTATGAATTAAATATAATTATTCATATATAAATATTACTCTTTTTTTCAAAGACTATATATTAAATGTATTTAATCTTCAGTAGATTGTTGTACTTCAGTTGTTGGAGTGAAAACACCACTTTGTGGGTCTAATTGACCTGGACCATATTTTTCAGTAATCTCATTAAGGATTTCTTGTTCCTGTTCACGAGCTTGGTCCAACTCTTCTTGTAACTTAAACTCTTGATCATTTACAACTTCAGTCTGTTTATCTAAATTCAATTTAGCAATAGCCAATTGACCAAATTGATTAGTAATTGTATTATACTTAACTTGCAAATCATTCAATGATTGTAGTTCTTCTTCTGTGAATTTTATTTCTTCGTTTTTTGCCATTTCATAACCTCTAATTTAATTAATAGATTGTATATACATATATAATTATATAATTTTTTCGGAAAACGACACTTTTTTTACTGTATATCCGCGAGCCATTTCTGCAGTCTTACCAAATACATTATCAGTAAATTCTGGAATCATATAACCTTTTATTTCAATCGTTAATTCGTTTTTTATAATTCTTTCGCCATCACTTTCCATTTCAGTTGCATCAGATATATCACCAGATAAAGCTGATAAAAATCTATAACTTGTCGAATCACCCCAATAAGTTTCCAAATGTTCAACCATTATTGAATTCAAATCATTCATTTGCTCCATAAAAGCAGTCATCATCACAATATTATAAGTACATACTACAAAATCTGGCATACCAGTTTGAACAAACTCTTCAACTGGTTTTTGTCCAGTTAATACTGAAAACCTATCATATCTATTATTTTTACTCCATCCGTTACTTGACCTAACAACACTTATAAATTTACCTCTAACATCATTATCAAAGGAAAAAGGCATATCAGGATTCATGGCTAATCCTGTTCTTTTAATTATCATTACTGGTAAAATAATAGCACCACCTTTATCACGTAGAACTCCACGACTTCTTACTGATTTCCATCTTTCTTCATTACCATACATAACTGGTACTTTAATGATTTCGTTAGATTCCCTAACAACAGGTTTCATTACATTTCGTATGTGATTAATTACAGCAGTATCAATATCCTTTAAAGTTATTGTATAACTTTTACCTGCATTCTTACCACCTGGTTTTTTGATGGTAACTTTTGCATTACCTTTTTCAGACCTAATACTTCTTTGTAAGCCACGATTAACTTCCGACTTCTCTTGTGCATTTGGATTAGTTACAGGTTTAATTGCCACGTTTTAATTTCCTTAATTTATCTAATTTATTTTCAGAAGTGTTTTTATATTCTTCAGATTTTAATCCTTCAGTTGAAACCTTATCAATCGCAATTTGTTTTTCAATCGGCACATCAACTGCTCCCAATGTTATATTCTTTTCATCCCCATAAATAGATTGATTCTTTAGTAAATCTATTATCTCATCAAACCTATCAGCTTTAGGTTCTCCATAAATATTACTAACAGTAGTCTCTACCGCATCATCAACCGAAACTGATTTTACTAAATGAGACCGTCTTTGTGTCATTACAAGAGTTTTATCTAATAGTTGAACTGCCATTATCTATTCCTATGTTAATGGTGTATCACTAGACCAAGTTGGAAGTGCTGTAGTATTTCCAGAAATGGCGCCAAAAGTTCCATGATTACCCTCTCCTGATAAATCTTTGACAATAGTTCCTTTACCTTCTTCGAATCTCCAATATCCTACAAGACCACTTTCACTTTGTAAATCTGTTGGTACTCCACCATTATATGTATTTGAAACCCAATCAGCATCTTTGGCTGTATTAAAAATAGATACTTCATCAAGACCACAAGCCCATCCGTTGTTATAACTATTACCTAGATTGCGAGCACCAAAATACATGCCCTTTGAGGGGCCCCCACCTGTATCGCTCCAATTGAAAGTGTCTGTCTGACGAAGCACACCGTTTACATATACTTTACGATCCGCACCAGAAGATGTATCTGAGCGGTCATCATACGTTATTACAAAATGATACCAAGTACCATCTGTTTTTAGGTTCCAGTAACTACCGTCTTGAACTAACAATGATTCTTCTACTGGGGTGTCCATGTTAACCCATGCTTTTATTCCTGTATTTGATCCAACGCCGAAGTATGATTGACGTTTTCTATTAATACCAAATGTAAATCGTTG